GCGCCGGCATCGCCATCTGACATCACATCACCAACCCCATGAAACCCGCCCTCGATGCGGGTTTCGCATTTCTGGAGGATGAAAACATGGATGCAACCCACGTGGAGCGGCGAAAGATGGTGACGCTGCCGCAAGACGAGTTCGAGGCGATTCTGGAACGTGCCGCCGAACGCGGTGCCCGGCATGCCCTGCACGAGGTCGGACTGGATGGCGAGGATGCTGCCCACGACATCCGTGAGCTACGCAATCTGCTCGATGCCTTCAACGAGGCCAAGAAAACCGCCGGCCTGACCATCATCAAGATGCTGGTTACGGGCATGGTTATGGCCTTGCTGGCTGGCGCTTTCGTGAAGCTCAAATTGTTCGGAGGTGGGCAATGATCGAGACGCTATTGGGTGGTCTGCTTGGCGGCGCTTTTCGCCTAGCTCCGGAAATTCTGAAGTGGATGGACCGCAATGGCGAGCGCAGTCACGAACTTGCAATGCAGGACAAGGCGCTGGAGTTCGAGAAACTGCGTGGTGCGCAGCGTATGGGCGAGATCGGTGCTGCTGCCGATGCAGCGTGGAATACCGGGGCCATCGACGCCTTGCGAGAATCAGTAGCGGCGCAGGGGCAGCGTGCTGGTGTGCGCTGGGCCGATGCTTTGTCGATCAGCGTGCGCCCGGTGATCACCTACTGGTTTATGGCGCTCTACTGCGCAGCCAAGACGGCGGCTTTCGCGGCTGCTGTCACCGCCGGTGCTGGTTGGGGCACGGCGATTCTGCACGCCTGGACGGAAGCCGATCAAGCACTGTGGGCGGGTGTACTGAATTTCTGGTTCCTCGGACGCGTGTTCGACCGGGTGCGGCCGTGATCGAGGTGCCGAGAATGGCCATCGAACTGGCCAAGCGCTTCGAGGGGTTCGAGCGCAAGGTGAGGCGTGGCACGGAAATCACGGCCATTCCCTACGTCTGCCCTGCAGGCTTCTGGACAATTGGCTACGGCCACCTCTGCGACGCCCAGCACCCGCCGATCACCGAGGCCGAGGCGGAAGCCTATCTGGCCCAAGACCTGAAGACGGCGCTGGCCGCCACGCTGCGCCACTGCCCGGTGCTGGCCACCGAACCCGAAGGGCGGCTGGCTGCAGTCGTGGACTTCACCTTCAATCTCGGTGCGGGGCGCTTGCAGACATCAACTCTGCGACGTCGGGTGAACCAGCGAGACTGGTCCGCCGCCGGTATGGAGCTGCGGCGCTGGGTTTACGGGGGAGGCCGAGTCCAGCCAGGGCTGGTTACTCGCAGGGAAGCGGAATGCTTGATCTTGAATGGGAGAGCTGATCTATGAGTTCGGAACGTCCCCTACACGCCCATAGCCGTGTAAACTACCCCTTATATCCAAAATCGACGCTAAGAACAAGTACCAAGAACGTGGCCCTTGCCTACAACAAAGAAAATGCGCTGAACGCAATTTGCCCTTACTTTACGATGTTTCCGCTCGAGTATCCAAACAGGGTCCTCAAGAGGCATCTAAAGGAAAAGCCAGTTGTTCTCGATCCATTTTGCGGTCGGGGAACAACCTTATTCTCCGCTCGACGATTTGGGTTTTCTGCCTGGGGCATTGATTCGTCGCCCGTCGCCGTTGCCATTGCGAAAGCCAAGTTAGCGAGCTGTGACATTGAGTCGCCTCTCGCGCTTGCTGCAAAGTTGATCTCAGAGGTTGCCCCAGCTGAAATTCCAGATACGCCGTTTTTCCGTTCGGCATATCACCAATCGACGCTCCGCGATATTTGCGCCTTGCGCGAAGGATTGCTTGGTCTCGATGATGAAACAGATGCGTCGTCCATTTTGCGCGCTGCGGCGCTTGGGTGTTTGCACGGCCCACTTCCCAAACACGTCGAGAATGCAGGCTACTTTTCGAATCAAATGCCGAGGACTTACGCGTCGAAGCCCGACTACGCCGTGAGATTCTGGAAAGAGCGGGATCTTAAAGCGCCAAAGAACGATGTGCTCCGAGTGCTACGTCGGAAAATCGAACGCTTGGTGGGGCTTGAGCAAGCATCGCCGTGTCCGACATCTCAAGTGTTATTTGGCGATGCTCGGTCGGAAAGGTTGTTTAAGTCGATCAGCGTTGCGCCGTCGATTGTGATCACGTCTCCCCCTTATTACGGAATGCGGACGTATGTTCAGGATCAATGGCTAAGAAACTGGTTCCTGGGTGGGCCTGACTCCATTGACTATTCATCAGGCCCACAACTTGATCACGGCGGGCAGCAAGTATTTGCAGCTTCGCTCGGCAAGGTTTGGAAAAATATAGCCAACAGCGCAGCATCGTCTGAATCGCTTCATATGTACGTCCGATTCGGAATCATCCCGTCAGCGCTGGTTGATGCAAAGAAACTTTTCAGAGAATCGCTGGAGGAGTCTGAGGTCGATTGGCGCTTAGTTTCTACCCGTTCGGCGAAATCAGCAGATGTTGGCAAGCGGCAGGCAGATCAGATGAAAGCCGAGTCTGCTGCCGCTATTGAGTTCGACTTCCACGTCGAGCGGGCCTAAGTAAAAAAGCGAGAAATCATTGGTGCCAACGCACCTCGACGTCTCGCGTCGTACCACCAAGAAAGCTCGCTGAATGCATTTGGCGCTGATCGCAAAAGGTTTCAAGATACGACTTAATCGCCTTGGCTGTCTTCACCGTCCTTTTTTCTGACGGCAGGTGGTATGCAAGTGATTTGGGGAGTACCACGATACACTTTGCTTCTGCTCGCGAAACCGAAACGTTTATTCGTTCCAATTGAAGCAGGAAGAATTCCTCGCCCTCAATAATGTCGACATCGCCAACGCCAAATGACACGATGATCGTCTGACGCTGCCCGCCTTGAAATTTCTCAACGGTATCAATCGCGTTTGCCATCACGTCGCGGCTGACAGTGGAAAATAAACTCATTAGCTCATTGAGAATGAGCGCACGCTGAGCCTTGTGTGGCGTAACGATCCCAACTACCCGCTCGAACAGCTCCTTCTCCGTCGGTGCTTGATGAGCTTTTCCGGTCGCTAGTGGCTCGAGCTCAACCGACATACTGCGGTACAGCCCCCAAACCAGAGCAGCAACCATTTTTGCTTCCTCCGGATTTGCTTGGGACGCAGTTTCATCCTCGTGAATGAGGGTGCAAACTGCTTTATCGGGATCAAGTAGTTGTTCCCATGCTGTCGAAGACGGTAGCGTAGTTGGTAATGAGGTCAGAGCAGTCGCGCGAGGCGTTATCTCCTTCAACTTAAGATTCGAGCGGGCAGATTTCAGGTTCGCTGGATAACCGAGCGTGAGAGCATAGTCAACTATGCATTGATTCGAGCGGTAGTTTTCCAGCAGTTCAAGCTGTGCGAGCTGGAATCTCTCCTTGAGATAAGAATGAATACTTCCGACGAGATACTCCGATCCAGTCGGGGGATCAAGGCTGGTTATTGGAGGCATCTGCAATGGGTCCCCGGCAACTACTAGCTGACTTTCTGCCTTTAATGTCGAAATAGGCAGCAGAGCTAGAGTAACGGGAACCTGAGAGCTCTCATCGATCACGACCATATCGAAGACCGGTGCCAAAACATCGTGAGAGTTTGCGAGAGCCGCAACTTTTTTGGCAGCGTGCGCCGATGTGGCTACCAGGGTAATGACACTGGATGTTTTCAGGCTTGTACTCAGATCACTATACCCAGCTGCAGAAGAGTGCAGCGAGACATTTTGACCTTTGACGTGTGGCGGCAAACTTGGCGCGGGCGGTAGCTCACGTGATTTTGAATAGGCGCGGAAGAAGTCACATGTTGCGGAATGATCTCTTACCAACAGTTCAAGCAATCGATCTGCCAGTACCTCGACGGCACGATAATTGGGGCCTGTGAGCAGAATTTTTGCCCCCCTGCCGAGAGAAACTGCCTCGCAAACAACAGCATGAAGTAGAGCTGCGAGGGTATCCGTCTTGCCGGTACCTGGCGGCCCCCATATGAGACTAAGGCACGATTTAGCAGCGCCTTCAACGGCGCTTACTTGGCTTGCATTCAAAGGCTTCAGCGCAACTTTGCATGCGTCCGCTGCGAGGGCCTTTGCTGCTACGTTCGAACGGTATGCAACTTTAGAGAGAGCAGGTGCGTCCCATAGAACGCGAGAGGCCGTGGTTGGTGCATCAGAGCCAGATTTGATCTTCTTGCCTAGCTTGCCAAGCGCACGAATCGCATTCGGATCTGGCTTGGCGTGGTTCGGATCACCGATTGCGTCGAGAACTTCCTTTATTTCCTCCGTTCCGTCCCAGGGCGCGCCTTTGACAAGGTAGAGTTGTTCAGTGGCGATATTGATGACGCTCGGATCGATTGCTGCGTTGAAAGCTGATGCAACCCCGTTGTATGCCGGCGCGATTTCCACCTCAGCCTCGCCCGCAGCGCGATCAAATGCCAAAAGCGATGCCTTGATGATCTTATGCATCGCAGGGCGCAACTCTTGCGGCTGCAGCAGCGGATCAATCGATGACAGATTTAGAGAGTATCCGTTCTCAAGAGGGAAACCTGGGCGACTAACAACACCGATAGTAAGGAAGCGGTCAGGCGCATCGAATTTGGCCTCGAGAGAGTCACTACTGACCTTGAAGCGATAGCGGTTACCCCCTAGATTTGCCAGCACCTTCGTCAGGACAATGGCTTCGTACCTTGCCTCAAGTTCTTCATGTGACGCACCTAGAGCGGCTCCTGCTTCTGTAGATGCTGTGGCGTGCTCCAGCTGACTCCATTGAGCCCACAATTGCGAATCAAAAGCGATTCCTTTCTTGGTGCCGATCCCCGATAAATCGAGTCGCTTGGCTTTTCCTTTAAGCGCAGATCTGAAATCCTGATCCAACTTTGCAACAATTGAATTGAGGCTATAGGCGAGCACTTTCAAGTGGCCACAGTAACGATCAACAGCCTTTGATAGTGGTAGGGAGTGAGATTTTCCCCATTGCACTACGCCAGATGTATTTGTCCAAATTTCGAATGTCCGTTCGCGAGGAATCCCATTTGACAATGGCTCAGAGTAGAAGGTGTCTACTCCTGAAATCGGTGGCAATTTAGGATGGTGATACACCGCAACCGTAGCCAACAAAGTATAGACGTGGGCCACTGGTAGGTTCATCGCCCGTTCGACAATGTCTTGCACGAAAACAATGGCTGGAGAAATTGCGCCGTCATCTCTCTCGAGGAGATCATCCGATGGGAATAACCAAGCAAGCGCTCGTTGCTTGCTGTCGGGCAGAGATAGGATTCGAGGAAGATGCCGACCAAATGCTTTACAAAGCTCTTCGTACTGACGGTACTCCCAAAAATAGATCTGTGTGTAGGGTAATTTTGGTTTAGCGTTCGTAGGGTCTAAATGCTTGGCAGCTTGAATTGCGCTGTCAACCAAGTCATCAATGAATTGCTTCAGAACGATCCACTCGGCGTCATCGGTGTTTCGCTCCACCATGTATGCCACATACTTTAGATGCTTCAGTGATGCGGCATGTCCATAAGGCGGAAGAACATCAGCGCGGAAGCCAACGCCAGTTAGTCTTCCTGCCGATGAATCAAAAGTGACAGCAGCACATGCTCGCAGCTCAACCCCCTTAGCGAGTGAAGTGACCTTGGATGTCAGCCCTGAGCTGTTTATGTTGGTAATGAGCGCTCCTGCCTTGCCAGCAAGCCCATTTCTATGCTTTTTTAGGAACGAGTGCCGAGATAGGGTTGGGTCAGTTGCGGGCAATGCTTGCAATGAAGCAACATCTTTTGTGCCATTTGCTTCAAGAACTTTTCGAGCCCCACGTGACAAATTTGCGATTTGACTTAGATGCCCGCAGGCCTTTGTTGAGGGCACACAGTAATGATTTGGATTGGCGTCGTAGAACGCCAGATCCACTGGCGATAACCAATCGCGATTTCCAAGCCAATCACATGCATTGCAGCGACTGCCAACGTGGATATCAACCGCTTGCCACCCCTGCGTATCCCCACACTTCACGACGCGTGGCACATCCTGAGCGAAGAATTTTTTGACACTTGGTACAAACTGAAGGAAGTCGACGGCTTCGCGTTCAAGATCCTTTCGCAAGGCGGCGATGAGTGTGGACTTTGGTGTGGTCGGAGCTGCTTTGAAGAGCCCTTCAAACTCTGCGAGGAATGGTGTCGTCCAGAGGTATGTTTTTTCTGAAATGTAGTACTTGCCTGACAATCCGTGATGGGCAAGCCAGTTTGCTAGAACCACAGCATAAAGACAGACTTCAGCAGCGTAGCTCGCGTTGCCTTCCGTGACGTTCTTCAGGTCGATTACCGAGAGCGCCTGTCTTGATTCTGTGGGATCGATGCGTATCCGACCACCATTTGGCAGCACCTCCCAGTCACCTACTACGGGTTGGTCAACCAGAATGAGATCGGGGCGCATCCCCGCTAGTACAGGGATATAGCTTTGATCTGTCAGCGGGACGCCTAGATTGTTCAAGAGACTTGCACGAAAAGCTTCCGGCTCAATTGCAGCCTGAATGCACAGAGTGGGAGAAACAATGGTTGGCAGCTCTGCCAAAAGGTCAATATCGTTGAAGCTGGGTGCGTGACGAACGTGTCCGCTCAATCGGGCCACAAGCATCTGGAATTGAGTATTCTCGAACGCATTTCCCGCACCGGTTACGAGCTGCACGTTCGGTCTGGATTTCAGCGGTGCTGGCAATCCTGCTGCCGCCATATCCTGAGCATTCACGTTAAACAATGAAAGGTACAGTTCTTTGTCACACTGCGTACGCAGATATAGCGAGAGCTTTGACTTCGAAAGTTTCTTTTTGGGCAATGAGGTCGCCATTTTTTTCCCTGTAAGTGGCTTGCTCTTTAGAGCAATACCCTAAAGTGTCTTTTATCAGCGTCGGACGATTTGAGGATGCGGTACTCCATACCACTGGCTACCGCGATCTGCTGCGCGAAGTCCTTCTTGGCCTGCACCACGGCGTCCTCGATCTGGTTGTCGGCCTTCACCTCGACGATCACGTACTTCAGGCTGCC